AAGGTATACCATGATGATATACATGGTGCATACATGGGTGATGGTAGATCTATATTCATGTCAGTACAGCATTGGCAGAACGGTGTCAAACCTAGCACGGTAGGTGAGAACTATGTTGGTGAATATAACATTGATGATGTAGAAGGACAGAGTGCCAGAGGTAAGAACGCCAAGCTATCATGGTCAGATGCTGCACGTAACGAAACAAAGAAACCAGACTTCAGAGATTTCAGATTTAATATATACGACAAGATCAAAGATCCAGACGTTTTCTGGCTCGGATAAATAATACGGAGACCTGCGTGAACTAATGACTAACTCTTTCTCACCCTCCAACCAAAATTTTCTATCACCTGTAGGTTTTAAGTTTATTATTGGTAGGACACCTAATGTAGATTACTTTTGTCAGTCTGCATCAATTCCTAATGTAGAGATCGGTGTGAGAGAAATTACAACACCAGTAAAGGACTACTCACTTCCTGGTGATAAGATGACCTTTGGTGATCTTAATCTAAGGTTCTTAGTTAATGAAGACTTGGATAATTATTATGAGATATTCAAATGGTTGAAGGGATTGACTAACCCACTACACCAAAAGAACTTTCAGAAGTATATTAATTCTGTAGATGAGAAGGGGAGACCCGAACAGTTTGACAAGATGATGAGTGATGCAAGATTACTCATACTGAACAGTAACTATAATTCTATATCAACAGTTAACTTCTATAATATATTCCCAACAAGCTTGACTACTTTGGAGTTTGATTCCTCTGCAACAGATATCAATTACTTCACAGCAGACGTTAACTTCAAGTACACCCTCTACGAGATCACGGATAAGAACGGCAAGAAAGTATGAACCTAGAAACTTTGAATGACATGTGGGAGAAAGACTCACAACTAGACGATGAAAAATTAGATCATGACAGTTTATCCATACCGAGATTACATGCTAAATATCTACGACTTTATAACACCTTCAACACTCTTCAGGGTCAACAGGAGTTTGAAGTCAAACGCACCTACAAAGATAGGTGGGAGTACTATACTGGTAAAGCGGAGAAACCTTTTCCATTAAAACTCATCAAGACAGATGTTCCCATATATCTGGAAGCTGATGAAGAATACACCAAGTCCGTTCTTAAACTGAAGTACTATAACCAAATGGTTGAGGCATTGAAAGCTATCTTACAAGCGATCAATAACCGATCCTTCTATATTAAGAATGCGATTGAGTTCGCTAAATTTTTGAAAGGTTATGAAATCTAATGTATTCATTCAGAAGAAGAACGAAGTATATCTGACAGTAGAGTGCGAACCCCATGTGGGTCACGAGCTTGCAGATGAGTTTACTTTTGAAGTGCCTCAAGCCAAATTCATGTCAGCGTACAAGAAGAGGTATTGGGATGGAAAAATCAAGTTATTCTCCCCAGGTACAGGCGAAATTTATGTTGGTCTTCTCCCTTATATTACTTCGTTTTGCGAAGAGAAGGGGTACGAAGTTATCCATCGGGACAACGAATTTTATGGACTTCCATCAGAAGTGGATGAATTCATTACTCCCCAAGGAATAGGAGACTATGTAAAGTCATTAAACTTACCCCACAAGGTAAGAGACTATCAGTACAAAGGTATATACGAAGCACTACGTAACAAACGAAAACTACTACTGTCACCTACAGGCTCTGGTAAGTCATTAATGATCTATGCTCTCGCACGTTTTTGGGAGGCGAAAAATTTAAGAACACTGATAGTAGTCCCTACTACATCACTCGTCGAACAGATGTACAAGGACTTCCAAGACTATGGATGGAATGCTAAAGAGCATTGCCATAAAGTATATGCAGGTACTGATCCTAGGTCTGACAAAGACGTGATCATTACCACGTGGCAGTCAGTATATAAACTACCTAAGGTTTACTTCGAGAGGTTCGGTGCTATAATAGGAGATGAGGCTCACCTGTTTAAGGCAAAGTCCTTAACAAGTATTATGAACAAACTCTATGATTGTAAGTATCGCATAGGGTTCACTGGTACTTTAGATGGTACTCAAACAAATCGCCTTGTTCTCGAAGGTGTATTTGGTACTGTAGATAAAGTAACTAAGACAGAGAAGCTTATTAAACAAGGCCACCTTTCTGAATTTGAAATTAAGGTACTTGTACTGAAGCATGACAAGAGAACTTTTGATACTTATCAAGAGGAGATGGATTATCTTGTAGAGCATCAGGGTAGGAGTAAGTTCATTCGTAACCTAGTCTGTGACCTGTCTGGTAATACACTCGTCCTGTTCAACTACGTTGAACGGCATGGGATGCCCCTCTTTGAATTAATAAATAATAAGGTAGGGGAAGATCGATTGGTCTTCTTAGTCCATGGAGGGGTCGATACTGAGGACAGGGAAAAGGCTAGACGTATAGCCGAGACTACAAACGATTCTATTATAGTTGCATCTTATGGGACTTTTAGCACTGGTATTAATATTCGGAACTTACATAACGTTGTCTTTGCATCGCCTTCAAAGTCGAAAGTCCGAAACCTCCAGTCGATCGGTAGGGTCTTGAGAAAGGGAGACCACAAAACTAAAGCAGTCCTTTATGATATAGCAGATGATATATCAAGGGGATCGCAAAACAACTATACACTAAATCATCTAATAGAAAGAATTAAAATTTATAATGAAGAGAACTTTAACTATGAATTTATTGATGTCCGAATCAGAGACTAACATGGAAGAACAAAAGAAGGTCGAGTTCCTAGCAGCAATCAAACTAGTATCTGGAGAAGAAATTCTCGCAGTAACTGAGCATATCCATGATGAGAATGGTGACTATCTGATAGCACAAAACCCCATAGAAGTAGAGGAAGTAGTTCTACAGGGTAACAAGGCAGGAGCAAAAGTTTCGCCCTGGATGAAATTTTCACGCGAGGAAGAGTTCCTCATACCTAAAGATAAAGTTATAACTATCGTAGAAGTAGATACAGAAGTGCAAATATTTTACGCTATGTCTTTAAGGAGACTTAACGGTGACACTATAACTGATGCTACTGGTAGGATCTCTACTGTAGAGGAAGCTCGTATTAAACTAAACAAGATATTTGAGAAGTAGCTATACCTTGTCTTGACCGAGCACACTCGTATTCTACTCAAGGTTTAAAGGTTTGTCAAGCCCCCATTGACTTATGGGATCTTTTTAGTTATAATAATAGTACATAACCATAAACACATGGCAGTTAGAAAGAAGGTCCAGAGTGAGCATTATGTAAATAACAAAGAATTTCTTGAGGCATTAATTGTATTCAAGGACAAATGTGCTATTGCGAAGGAGAAGGGTGAACCCCGTCCTCGGATCAGTAACTACATAGGGGAATGTTTTTTAAAGATTGCTACACACTTATCGTACAAACCAAACTTTGTCAACTACATGTTCCGAGAGGACATGATTTGTGATGGCATTGAGAACTGTGTTCAATACATAGAAAACTTCAACCCAGAGAAAAGCAAGAACCCCTTTGCATACTTTACTCAGATTATATACTACGCATTCTTAAGAAGGATACAGAAAGAGAAGCGTCAGTTAGAAATCAAGAATAAGATTTTAAGCAAGTCTGGATATGATCAAGTCTTCCATACAGATGACAAGACTGGGCATTCAGATTATAACACAATTAAGGAGAACGTAGAGATACGAATTAAGTGACATACCCGATTACAATAGTAGATGACTTCTTTGAGGATCCTGATGCCATTGTAGAGATGGCTAATGAGTTCAAATATTATCCTCCTGATACTGGTAACTGGCCAGGTGAGAGAACCAAGCAACTTCATTTAGTTGAGGATAGGTTCTTTAATTACTTGGGTGAGAAGATACATCTTCTATTCCATGACAATTCACCTGGTTACTGGAACATGCAAACACACTTCCAGAAGATCAAACCCTTCTGTGAGGATAAGTATCACCAACTCAACAGGGGTTGGATTCATCAGGACATCGATACTCACTTTGGTGGTATAGTATATCTGAATAAGGATACTGAACCAGATACAGGAACGTCGATTTATAAAGCAAAGAAAGGATTTGCA